GGTTGGGCGTTTCGAAGGTGGACTTGGCGTTCCGCGTGGTGAAGGACGACATCATGCGCCAGCAGGACGGTTCGCTGACGGCGCGAACGAACCAAGGCGAGATGAATTTGCGGGAGTACCTGGGCAGCTTTGTCCAGGAGAACCCGGAGTTTCTGCCGGCGCGCATGACGGGGGGCACGGGCTTTCACCCGGCGCCTCGCAATGCCGGCGGACAGACAGGGGGAATCGATCTGGACCGGATCAAGCCCGGGATGAACACCGAGGACTTGCAGAGGGTGCGCGAACAGATTTCCCAGATTGCCCTGCAGAACCTGCGGGGCGAGTAGTTGAGAGAGAGACGAAAGGAAAGAGGAAAAGAGAATGGCAGCGATTACTTCAGCCAACCTTGCGAACGCGATCGTGAAACTGGTCGCGGTGGACGCGCTTCCGGCCCTGATGGGCCATCTGGTGATGGGGAACCTGGTGACCCGGGATTTCGAATCGACGATGGCGTCGCCCGGCGACACGGTGAACCTGCCGGTGCCACCGGTGATGACGGCCAACAACATCGCCGAGGGCGGCCTGGTGCAGACGCAGAATCCGGATGTCTCCACGGCGCAGATCGTGCTGAACACGCACGCGGAAGCGACGTTTCAGATCCCGGACGTGACGAAGGTGATTGCCGTGCCCGACCTGCTCCGGTTGTACATGCAACCGGCGATGGTGGCGCTGGCGGAGCGAGTGGAGACGGACCTGTTGAACCTGTACAGCCAGTTCACGGCGAACCTGCCGGTGGGCGCGGGGGGAACCCCGCTGACGGAAGCGGGGATTGACCAGGCGGAGACGGCGCTGTTCAACGCGAAGGTTCCTTCGGCCGAACAGAAGTTCCTGGTGGTGGACGGCAGCACGTATTCGCAACTGCGGCAGATCGCGCGGTTCAGCGAGTACGAGAAGGCTGGCGACTCGGGGCTGCGGGCGATCACGGACGGGACGATTGGGAAGATCAAGGACTTCCACGTGTTCCGTTCGCAGTTCGTGAAGAAGACGGGCAGCGCTCCGGTGACGACGAACAACATGGCGTTCGCTCGGAACGCGCTGGGGCTGGCGGTGCGGCGTCTGCCGAAGCCGCTGCCGGGGACGGGCGCGATCGCGGAGTACGCGGAACTGGGCAACTTCGGCATGCGAGTGCTGATGAGCTACCAGCCGAACACGCTGTCGCAGCAGTTCACGGTGGACATGCTGTACGGCGTGGGCGTTCTCCGGAACGGCTTCGGCGTGCAGGTGCGCAGCTAGGCAGCAAACAAGAGGGCGGAACCGGGGCGAAGGCACGCGAGCTTTCGCCCCGGGGCCGCGGAACAGAAGAGAAACGAAAGGAGCCAAGGAAATGGACGTGAAGTCGTATTACCGCAAGATTCACGAGCTGGCGACAGAGCTGGGCGATGGGGATGTCGTGGTCTACAGCATGAAGACGGAAGACGGAGGGCGGGAAGGGGTGCTGACGGAGGTGTCTCCGCGGGTGGCCGGAAAACTGATTACGGAAAACCGGGCGCGGGTGGCAACCGCGGAAGAGAGCGCGAAGTTTCGCGAGATGCAGCAGGAAGCGCTAACGCGGTGGGAGGAAGAACGGGCCGCGCAGCGAATCCAGGTGCAACTGCTGACGAGCAAACCGCAGGTGAGTAAGTAAAGGAGGCAAGGCGATGGCGCTGCTTGAGGACGAAGGATGGGTCCGGATTGAAGATCTGGCCGAAGAAGACAGCGGAATACTGGAGCTTTCGCAGCGGGAAGGAGTGGATCTGGCGGCGAAGATCCGGCTGGCGGTGAGCGACGTCAGGGCCGAGGCGGACAGTTTTCTTCGTGCGCACTCGGTGTACAGTTCCGCCAACGGAGTAGTGGATTGGCAGGTGCGCCGGTGGGCGATCCACCAGTCGTTGAGCAGCGCCTACCGCGACGCGTATTTCCAGCAACTGAACGACCGTTACGGATCGAAGTGGAAGCTGTACGTGCAGCAGGCGAAGGACGCGAGAGAGCAATGCCTGACGCAGGGGATTGGGGTGGTGCTGCAGCCGCTGCCGCGGCCGAGGGCTCCCGAAGCGACATTACTGACGGGCCTACACGGGCCGAGGAGCTACTGGTTCGCGATCACGTGGACGGGAGCGAACGGGCAGACGAGCACGCTGGGCGAACCACGGTTGGTGCAGACCACGGGTCTGCATCAGGTGCGCGTCGAGTCTGGACAAAGCAGCCCGCCAGGCGCGAAGTGGCATATCTACGCGGGATCGGGACCGGGGGAGATGACGCGGCAGACGAGCGAAGCTCTTCCAGCGGAGGGGGCCTGGCTGGTGCCGGAAGAGGGTCTGGTGGAGGGTGACGAGGCTCCGCAAGGGCAACGAGCGGACCAGACGGTTCGGCGCAGGCGCCTGCTGGGAAGGAGGCGACCGGTGCGATGACTACCCGGAGCGTGGTGAAGAAGCTGAGGGAACTGCTGTCGGCCGAAGACGGTTTGGCCGCCAGCCTGAGGGAGACCGGGGCGGAGCGTTGGGACGCCGACGCGGAGGAGCTTGCGGAGCGAATCCGCGAAGTCCATGCGAGCGCGGAGCTGATCGAGAAGAGCTTCGCGCTGCGGAAGACCACATTGCTGGTGTACTGCCGGCGGTACACGAATCAGGCCGAGGGCCTGTTCCGGGGCCGGGGTGGGAGGTACGAAGTGGTGGTGGAGATTCTGGCGACGCAGGACCGGCTGGAGTTGCTGCGGCCGAGCGCGATGGAGTTCGCGGACGCGGTGGTGAACGTCATCCAGCGGAAGGCGGGCTGCATTGGGGACAACCTGGCGCTACGGGAACGAGTGGAAGTGGGCTACGAAGGCGCGAAGAAGGGTGGGCTGAACCTGATGGAGACAGCGCGAGTGACCTGCACAGTGGATTGGAGCGAGGCATAGGAGAGGAAACAATGAGCTGCTACATATCTTCGAGAGAGAACCGGTTCTACGGGGCGAAAGAGAGCCTGTACGGACAACCCGCGGCGGTAGTGAAGGGCAACGAGTTCAACGCGATCCGACTGAACATCCGCGAGCAGACAGAACAACTGGAGAGAAGGGACAAGACAGGGACGAGGACCTTCCGGGGCACATCCGGACGGCGCCGGAAGACGGTGGAGTTCTCGGTGGAGACGTACTTTTCGACCAGCGCCGCGCCAGCGCCCCAAGCAGGGTTTCTGGTGGAGGCAGCACTGGGCGCGGCGCCGCGGCAGTCGCAGAGTGGCACGGCGACGCTGGCCCAAGCCGGCCGGAGGCTGGTGTTCGCGAACAACCACGGACTGACGCCGAACCAGGCAGTGGCGACAGCCAGCGAGGTGCGGTTTGTGGAGGCCGTGCCTTCGGAGACGGCCGTGGTGCTGAACGCGCCGTTGCCTGGGATCGAAGGGCAGCCGGTGACGCTGCGCCCGGCCATCACATACAGCCCGAGCGCGGAGCTGCCGAGCGTGACGTTGTATGACTATTGGGCGCAGAACGGCGGGATTCACCGGCTGGTGCGGGGCGGCGGCGTGGACCGGCTGGAGGTGGAGATCGCGGGCGACTTTCACACGATGCGATTCCAAGGCGGGGCCGCGGAGTTGCTGGACAGCGCGAGTTTCGAAGCCGGGCAAGGGGGCCTGTCTCAGTATCCGGCAGAGCCGACGGGCACTTCTTTCGCGGCGGAACCCATTCCGGGGCACCTGGGACAACTGTGGCTTGGGCCGTTGCCGGAGCGCATTTACACGCTGACCAAAGGGAAGTTGACGGTTGACAATGGCCTCTCGATGCGGAACCGGGAGTTTGGATCGTGGACGCCGACCTGCCTGACGCCCGGGGAACGGACGGTGACCGCGCAATTCGAAATGTATGCGAGAGGAACGCAGGCGTACAGGGCGCTTTACCAGGCATCGAGAACGCGGACGCCGATCTCACTGGCGGTGCAACTCGGAGAGAAGGCGGGGCAGATGTGCTGCATCTACTTCCCGGCGTTCGTGCCGGAGGTGCCCGAGTTCCAAGACCAGGAAGAGCGCCAATTGTGGAGTTTCGGTGCTTCGAGAGCGCAGGGCAGCGCGGAGGACGAGATCCATGTGGCGTTTGCGTAAAGAGCACGAGTACCGAAGCACGCTGGAGGTGAAGTCGGAGAGCATACCGGGCGTCCGGTACGAGATCCGCAAGATGTCGGTGGAACGGAGGTCGGAGCTGGCGAGGGAGTTACTGAACGTGACGCCGAAGCTGGAGTTCGCCACGGCTGGGACCGAAGCCGAGGATGGATTGAAGGCGACGGGCCTGATCGCCGAGGTGACGAGAATCTATCTGCGATGGGGCCTGGCGGCCGTCAGGGGGCTGAGAGTGGACGGGATGCCGGCGAATGCGGAGGTGTTGCTGGAGCGGGGTCCGGAGTCGTTGTGCGAGGAGATCGC